ATTAATCAAACTACCTATACCATCTCTTGTGAATTGGTCTTGGTTTCTTGTAACTGTACCTCCTGATGTTGGAATATAACTTGTTGGATATGACTCTTCTACTTGTGCGCCCCAAATATAAATACCACTTGCAGGTATATCATCTACCCATATACCTTGTCCACCAGAACCATTATCTGCAGTTAATTCAAATCTTTGCCATTCAGTAGTAACATCTAATGTTGGAGAAGTAACAGTTAGATTAGGGTCTTTTAAAATAACATTTACTGTTCCTGTTACACTTTTTAAATATACCGACCTTGCAGCAACTCCTGTTATACTAATACTTGCCTTATAAATACCATCAGTTCCATTCCCTACAAGTTTAGTAGCATTGTAAGTTCCATCAGGACTTAATGTTTCGGTAGTATTATAGGTAGGAGTTATGTTTGATTGTTTAGTCCAATAACTTTGACTAAAATCACTCGAATAAGTCAAAAGATTAGTCCTCTGTGGCTCTGATAATATATGTGGACAACCTCCTCCTGTGTAGTCTATACGAGGTACGTTATCTCTTGTAACTTCTTTTACTGATACATTGTCTATTTTTGCATTTAATAAATTTGGTGCGCCTAATTTTCTTTTTACAGCAAAAGTTGCAGTTGCAGCAATAAAAGTAAAAGTATGTGTTCCTAATGTGTTTATTGATGGACTACCTGTTATAGTACCACCACCACCTTGTGCAAATTGTAAACTACCACTATCAATTGAAAGTAAATCAACAGAGGCTATATATGTTTTGCCTATTGTTAATAAACCTCCTTGTGATATGTAAATGTTTGAATTATCTGGACAATTAAACAAAGCATAACCATTCTCAATTGTTATGGTATCGTTGCCTGATTGCGTAACAGACCAATCACTATCTGTAGCAAAATCTCCATTAGTAACTAACTCATCTCCTATAACCTCAGCATAATTTACTAATCCATCTTCATCTACTCTTGTACCAGCAGTTGCTCTAGTAACATCCATATCTGCACCTGTAAACTCTCTAACTGATACATTATAAATATCACCATTAAAAGAAGATGGTCTAAATCTTAATTCAGTAGATGTTGCTATTCCTATGCTTTTATAAACTTCATTAGAACTTGTAGAACCCAATCCACTATTTAAAAGTTCTACTGAACCACTTACTCTATTTCTAATTTCATAAGAAAATTCATAAGTTTTGCCAACTTCTAATATAGCCTGTTTTAATTCTTGAGATGAGCCACTAGCACCATTACCGTGAGCAGCACCGCCACTTATAGTCCATACTGCTTCAATAGTCCATCCTGTATTACCTTGACTAAAATCTCCATTTACTACTAATTCGCTACCATAAGCAATAGTAGGTTTTACTGCAAATAAAGTTCCTGCCTTATATCCGTTAGGAGTTACTACTATACTAACATCATCTAATAAACTCATTCTATATTATTTAAAGTTGTTAATTGTGCTTCTAAACAAGCCTTAGCCTCAAATACTCCACCATCAGCAATAACTCTTGCTTTAAAGTCATTAGTTTGCTTTTGAACAGGAGTTAAATTTCCTTTATTGCTTGAAGGTAATGATATTCCTAGTGTTAATCTCATTCTTATATATTAATGGTTAGGATAACCAATTCCAATACCACTTGTCAAAGTTATGGCTGTGATATTAAGAAATAATGTGCTTCCTGCACTTATACTTTGTCCGTTTAAAGCTGTAATATTTGTAGCATTTCCTGCTATAGTTGTAATTACCGAATCAATTGGAAAAAATACACAATACCAATCTTTACTTGTTTGTGCGGCAGTTGTAAAAACTTCTGTTCCATTACCCTTCCCTAGCATCTCAAGGAATAGTGTGTTATCTGCAATATTTGTCCTCATCTTTTATCTATTTTTAATTGTTAAACTTATGTTTTCACTTAATTGATTTTCTAATAAATAGTTCATCAAATAAGTATGAGCTATTTTGCTTTCTAAAATTTTATCAGCATCTATACCTCTGTGTGTTCCTGTTAAAATACACCCTTTACTATCAGAAGGATAATTCCCACGATGAAAAAGGATGTATGACCTATCTTTTACATTCTCAACTAACAAGTGAATGTAATCTCTTGTAGCACTTTCTCTTGCTAATCTAACCCTACACTTGTACTCTCCTCTAGGGATACAAGATATGCTTTTTTGGTTATCTTTCCAAGCTAATTCTAAAGTATGCGAAATAAATTCTCCATTACAATAAAGCTTACCCATAACAGACTTATCTGAAAAATAATCTCTGATTAACAATAAGTTAGCCTTACCTGCCTTGTCCTCTATATTTCTTTTTATATCCATTTTGTGTTTTAGAAGCATTCTTAGAATGTATTCCTTTCCTTTTTTTATTAACTTTTTTATTATATCCACTTGCTTTTATCTTAGCCATTTTACTTTTTTAAAGAAAGTTTATAAAACTTATAGCAAGTAAAAACTATAGCTAAAGATGTTGATATTAACAATAAAATGTCATTACATTGACTTAAACTTAAACCTAATACCCCTCCATTTGCAAGTAAAACTTCTGTTGTGTCTTTCATTGTGTCTTTTATTGTATTTTTCATTAGCTTATTTGTGGTGTAAAAGTCATTGTCTGTATAGTTAAATTCATATATATACTTGACCCTGACGAATCTTTAATCATTGGAAATATAATATCTCCCTGTCTTATTAATGGTGTTGTTATTTCTGTTTGATTTATACTTACAAGCAAACTATTATTAGCTCCTCCTGTTACCTCAAACTCATCTATTATAGTAGGAACAACATTTGCTGTGGAAGAAGGACTAGGAGTAACCTTACATATAGCAATAACCACTACATTGGCAGTATTACTTGTAAGCCAACCATCAATAGATGATACGTTAGCATTTTCAGGAGCAACATAACCTTGACCCATTCTAAAAAAAGCTGAAGGAGATAAAGACCCTCCTGCTACAGTAGTGCTACCATAATCAACATCTATTAAAAATGGAGATTTATTATCAGCTACATCCTCTCCGTGTTGAAAGTTAGCAGTTCCTGTTGTGTATCCCTGCATTTTATAATTAGTTACACCCATTGTAGAACGAGCTGCCCACTGAAGCACACCATCTCTAGCGTCAGCACTTGAACCTGCACCTTTAGATAATACTGTTTCGTTATTAGCACTTTCGTAACCTAAAGGATTGTGCCTGTTAGCGTCTTGTAAATTTTTATGTTCGTTTGCAGCCATTTATATTATTTTAACAATTACAATTACAATTTGATTCTCCTTTTACATATGGATTTCCACAACTAAAACAACCATCTACACCATTATATCCATATATACTATCATAAAATATCATACCGTGATTTTTATAAGTATCACTCATACTTTTTGGTTTATTGTTTTCAAAAGTAGGATATAAACCTTTCTGGTCTGTAGAATTTAAAAAATCCATCATATCTCTTGAAAAAATCTCTGCTTTTCTGTATGTATCTTGCTTAAAAGTATTATAAGTGTCTTGACTTATAATTCTAGAAAACTCATCTGTATTATGAACCACTCCACTAGAAGATATGTTACTCATAATATCATTGACAACTTCAAATCTAACAAACCAAGACAAGCAATCTTCTAAATAATATTGCATAAACTCTTGATTTTGAGCAGTTAAAGTTCCATTGTCGTGCTGAAGCTTTAATTCTCCGTAAAACTTTTCTCCAAGCAAAGGTCTTATATGAGCAAGTTCTGCTAAAACAATAGTGTTTTCAGAAACTAAAATAGGGTCTGTATTTTTATTAGTAAAAGTTTTGTCAATAACCTCTCCTGCAGATACTAATGTTTTATATTGTTTAGTGTTAGCCATATACTATTGTTCTACTGTTATTTCTTTAGATTCATCTACTTCTCCATCTCCATCTTCATCTTTCTCAACAACTATTACCTCTCTGTCTGCAACAAACATATCCCCATCTTCTAGTAAAGGTAAGTCCTCGTCTATCAATGCTCTTTGCTCATTTATAGTAAGAACCTCTCTAATATCTACATCATTAGCATAAGAAATTGGTGGTTCGTAATGTATTCTTAAGTCTTTAGGGTCATATCCTAACTCATTGTATAGAACAGTTCTTATGCCATTTAACAGTAACTCAGAAGTATCTCTAATTACCGTAGTCATTACTAAGTCATAAGCAATTCTAATTTCACTTCCTGTGTTGTTCATCTTACCTGAACTAACAATACCTGAAAGTGATGGTTGCCATCTGTTTGCAGTTATAATATTTTGGTCAGTTATCTGTTGTAATTCTATCCAACTGCCTTCTTGGTCGTCTTTTATTATCTGTACATTAGCAGGAGACGTATCCCCATTTTTAACTATAAATAATATCTTACCATTATTTCCTTCTCCAACAAATTTCTTTTGCGCTTCTCTAACCATTGCTTGAGCTTCTTGCTCTCCCATATCTCCATTAATCTCAACTATTGCAGATGGCTGAAATCCATTTAAGAATTTAGTATGATTCCATTTACCTATTTCGTAATCCACACATATGTGCTCTAAAGCAGCAACATAGTCAGGAAGTCCATAAAAGTTAAATGTAGGTTCGTAATCTTTAAAATGAATTACAAACTTATTGTGTGCTACTCTAGGATATATAGGTATCCTTTTTATTTTTTTATCTTCATTCCAATACTTACACCAATCAGGGTTTACATAAACCTCTTTTTTAGTCTTGGACATTCTAACTGTTGTAGCATCTAAATGATACAAGTTTACACCACCATCATAAATAACGCACTCCATATAAGCGTTACCAAAAGTATAGTAGTCGTCAGCTAGTTTTTTAAATACATCTCTTAAAGATTCTTTATCTGCATTAACATCTTCAATAAATTCTCTTAAGGATTCATCTTCACAAACAAATTTAGCTCCACTTGTGAATACAGTTTTTTGAGCTAATACACTTCTATGTGTAGAAGATTTACGTTTTAATTCTGCTAAATACTGAGGAAATAGGTTATCATCACCAAAAGGAACCCAATCGTGATTAAGAGTTTTAAGGTCTTTTACTTCAGTAATACTTGGAGGTACAGTTAAGTCAAATACTCCAAATTCAAAAGTGTTAGTCTTTTGATTTTTTCTCTTTACTTGAGCTTTCTTTGGATTTTTTGCTAGTGCTTTTTTCATTTGATTTCTCTATTTTGTCTATACAATCTTTTATATTCAATTCTTCATAAGCATAAGCTAAATCAGCTTGGCTTAATTCTTTTCTAAAATCTACACTTTTTTTACCTACAAGTCTAACTCCCTTAACCAACTTGCTATTTACTTTATATTCTGCCATAGTTAAATATATATTTGTCAAAATTACACTTCTTTCTTTATTACAGTCGCACATAATCAAAAAGATATTAATAAGAAAGTGTTATTAACTAACACTCTCTTATAAATATATTGTTATTATGATGTTGTAGTTAATCCTAAACCATCAGAATCTATTGCTATAGTACCTGCATAGTTTCTAGGCGTTTCATACATCATACAACCTACAGTTACAGTTACTCCTATCTCATCAGAAAAAGCAGCTCCTGTTCCACCTTCAATAGACCTTAAAGTACAATACTGCTGAGTTCTTGAAGGCTTGTCTTGATTTTGTAAAGTGTTTGAAACTCCAATAACTTTATTACTTGCTTCACTAGCTGAAGGAGCTGTAGTGCCTGAAGTATTGTCATTGTTATCAATAACCATAACCATTAAGCAATCTCCACCTTCAAATGAATGAAGTTGTTTAAATTGTGCTGCAGTAAGTCCAGGTATAAACCAAGAAACTGCACAATCATAAGTAGTAAATTCTTTACCCTCATTTGTTGCTGAAATTGTTAAAGAAGAAGATTCTATTCTGCTTTCATATACTCCCCATTCTGCAGGTTCAGCTGTTCCTGGTGTTGCTGAATCTTGTTTTATAAATGTTATATCGTGTTCAGTATCATCAAACTCAACTGTGTCAGTATCAATCCATTTTCTAATTGCTATAAATCTTGTACCTCCTACTGCTTGTAAGTCTGAACAATTTATTGCCATTCCATCTGCTATTGCCATTTTATTTTATTTTTTATATTATTATTAATTAAGATGTAGTAGACGTGCTTGTTGCAGTAAATAAATTTATAGTTCCTGTATATAATCTTGGAGCTTCCCATTGCTTACAGCCCATAGTTACAGTCCAACCATTATCATCATTATAAGCAGCTCCTGAAGCACCCTCTGCTCCTGTCATACTAGCATAAGTTTGATTTCTAAGAGTTGCTTTTTCATTACTATACTTTTGGCTTACACCTAATACATAATTTTTACCATTGTTTCCAACTGCAATTACCATCATACAAGTATCCATAAGTGATTGCAAAGCCGCTGCTTTAGAGTCATCCATCTCAGGCATCATAAAACTTAAAGCACATTCATAAGAAGTAGAACCATTTTCTTTAGCTGCAGTAACAGTTAGAGATGGTAATTCATTCTTAAACTCATAATTAAACCAAGTAGCATCAGAACCACCATTAGTAATGCTAGATATCGAGTGAGAAGTAGCACTATTTACATAAGTAATTGCATCTCCTGTTGCCCAAGTCCTAATAAGAATATTTCTTATCCCACCTGATGCTTGTAAATCATCACAAGCTATATTTATTCCATTTGTTATTGCCATTATTTATTGTTTTAAAAGTTAAAAAGTATTTAGGGTGAGATTGCTCCCACCCTATATACAATTAAATTAGTCTACTAACATAGAACCATTAACTAAAGAGTCCCAACCATATTGGAAGCCCATAGTAAATCCTGCTCTGATATAAACATTATCAGAAACTTCATCATAGAACATTTTCATTTCGTTCTCAGGAGAAGAAACATCAGTTCCAATAAGTAAGTTTTCTTTAGCAACATATATACAACCTGCTGTTGCGTCAATACCTGCAGTTGCTGCAGTAAATAATGCAGGGAAAGTTGCTCCTGCTAAAGTAGTTAAAGCTGTATCCCACTCATACATAGGAACTAACTCAATACCTCTGAAGTATAATCTTGTTTTACCTGACTGAGCTTCTGAATGTCCGTAATCAACTGCACCTGCCGAAGCAACTTGAGTTAATGCACTGTACCAAGCGTTATAGATGTTTGGAGTACAGAAAATTCTTTTCTCTGAAGCAGGTACTTGTTGTAATGCAGAAGAAGCTGTGTTAAATACATCTTCTAATACTAATACAGCATCTGCTGCAGGTAAAGTAGCTCCTACAGTAATATACTCAGCTGCTGCTGCACCTAAAGTCCCTGTTACTTCTCTTAATTGAGTTCCTGCATTAATAGCATTTCCTGCTGATAATTTTTTCCATAGTCCGTCTCCCATTGAGTCGTAAGTACAGTCAATAGCAATTACTCCTGCTGCTGTATCTCCTGCCCACATATTTCTAACCATATCAGACTGAATACCATTTCTTACTCTGTTTATGATTACTTCTGCTAATTGAGTTCCTGTCAAGTCAGGCATATTAACTCCATTTTTGTAAGACTCTACAATTACTGAATCTTTAAACTCTGTCCAACATTGAGTTTGTTTTACAGCCACATTTGATACTTCAATCTGCTTTTGAGTTACCGTGAATCCTGCAGGGTCGCAATTTGCGTTTACTGCAGTACATCCGTCATTTACAGCAGTAATACTGCTTAATGAAGGAGCCATAACTATATTTTGTTTGTATTTCACATTAGGGTAGATAGTATAATTTCTCATAATATCATCTGAGTGAAACATTGGTTCTAAAAGAATTTTAGAAGCGTAAGTACCGTTATATGCTAAAGTACCTCCCGCTTGTAATGCTACATTTGCCATTTTTTTGTTTTTTTAATTATTATTTTAAATTTATTTTAGCTAACATTCCATTCCAGAATTTAGCATCATTATCTTCTACTTTATTTTCTACTACTACTGCAGGGTCTCCGTCTGTAGAAATTTCAGTTCCCTTTGCATTTGCTTTACTTAATAAAGCATTAAGTCTTTCTACTTCTTCAGTTAGAGTTAATTTTTCTCCTTCTAATTCAGCAATAGACCCATTCATTGTAGTGATTTCTGTTTCTAAATTTGAAAATTTGTTTAAAATTTCAGCTTCATCTGCAATACTCACTTCAACTTCCGATTTAGCTTCAACAGTTTCAGAAGAATTATCATTTTTTACTTTAGCGATAATTTCTTCAACTTTACCATTGAACCAAGTTTTTAACTCATCAGTCATTTTTTTACTCTTTAGATTAATATTTAATTTATTTTTAATTTCTTCGTTTGTTATATTTTTAAACTTAGAAACATCATATTTGGCTGCTACTTTAATAGCATCCGAGATAGAGTCTATAAACCCAAGACTATATGCTTCTTCAGCATTTAACCAAGTTTCTTCGTCCATCATTTCTTTTACCTTATCATAAGGCATTTTAGTTTTCTTAACATATATATCAGCTATCTCATTACTAATTTTCTCTAGTAATTTAGCTGTCTTTCTCATTTCTTTAGCTTCTCCCATTGCACCACCCCAAGCGTTGTGAATCATAAAAAGAGAATTTTCTGCCATAACTACATTATCTGCAGCTAAAGCAATAACACTACCCATACTTGCAGCTATACCTTCTATGTAAACAGTAGTCTCTGCAGTTCTTTTCTTTAGAATGTTATATATAGCCATTCCATCAAAAACATCACCACCTACACAGTTAATGTGAAGATTCATTGGTCGTTTTTTGTAAGCTTTAACTTCCTCTATAAAAGATTGTGCGTTTACTCCGTAAGAGCCTATCTCGTCAAATATGTAAATATCAACAATACCTTCTGTTGATTTTCCATTTATGTTATACCATTTTTCATTCATAAAAACAAAAATAGATTTTAGTTATAATAAACTTACGCAGTTTTAGGAATAAATTACTAATAAGTTATATTAGAAGATATCTCTTGTTTTTTCCTTTCTTTGTAAACTATAGTTTGTGCTTGTCTTTCTGAGATTTCATACTTAATAGATATGTCCATAAAGGTATGAGTTCTGTTGCCTTCATTGAATTCTAGTATAGTATCAAAGTCATATATTATCATATAGTTTCTTAAAGTTTTTGGAGATATAATACCTTTTTCAATTAGATGTCTTATGGTATCTTTTGATGTTGGATTATCAAACCTTAAACTAACTTCATCATTTAAAACTTCTAAATATTCTTCAACAACTTGAATGTCATTTTGTTTCTTAGCCATATGTTATTTTTTTGTTATTACGTCAGCAAGATTATGATAAAATGCAACTACACTTTTTCTACATCCTTTGCAATTTTTACTTTGTCTTACTTGAGGGAAATGCCTTGACCATAAATTAAAAAAATGATTTAAAGCTGTATTATTGTAAGTATTTTTAGAGTTCATATCTTTAAGATTCTGCTCCTTTAATTTTACTATTTCATCTTTTTCATCTTCTGTTAGTTTAGACAAAACTACATCAAATTGATTTTGCATATTATTAGGTTTAGTTATTACTCTTTCCACTTACCTAAAGGGCACTCTCCAAAATATTCTTTAGTGAGAGTAGCTTTAGCGTCTAAGAAACAAGTACACTTTCCACACCTTGCTCCTTTAGTCCATTTAGGATATTTTAACATTAATAGGTTTCTGTAAAAGTCGCACTTTTTACAAGTATCTAGCCTATCTTTCTTTACTTTTTTATCAACAAACATATGTTTAAATTTTAAAATGTTGCATTAGATTGTATTACACTAACAGTTGACTGACTGTCTGTTATGTCTGATTCTACTACTACTACCTTTCTTTGACCTTGCATAGCTCCTAGCATTTGTGATTGATTAGTAGCACCAAATTGAGCTTCAGTAAATTGAGGAGAGCTTAATAAACCACCATCAGCAAACTTAACACCACCACCTGCTTGATTCATAGCTGAAAGTTGATTTCTAAACATTGCTGTACTCCTTTTATTGATAACTGCTTCTCCACCTTCTAATTCATTTACTCTACCTCCTACAGCAAACTTAACACCTCCTTGTGCGTGGCTAGGGCCGTGTACCATTCCACCATCTGCAAACTTACTACCATCATCAACTATACCTCCATCTTCAAACTTCATTTTTAAAAGTTTAGAGATAAATGCAAATGCCGCTATACCTGCGAACAAACCAAAAGGCCCTTTCATAGAACTTAAAACTGCAGATATTGCTTTAGGTATTATACTTACTACTTCTGCTATAGTATCAGCTATTGTAGCTGCTGTACCTGCTATTGTAGCCTTTGTGCCTAATAACTTTGCTATAGTCAATTTTCCTTCAGTAACAAGTGCTATAGATTTTTGTAAATTTAAAATAGACTCTGCTATTGCCGCTGCCTTAGTAATAGCTTCCCCTGCTTTTCTAATTCCATTTAACTTTTCATTTTCTCCTGCCACCTCTTGTAATGCACTACCTAAATCTGAATATGCTTTTATACCTTTCTTTAAAGATTTCTCATCTTGTTTTTCTCCTTTTTCACTTTCTTTTCGGTTTTTAAGCTTTAAGTCTAGTATTTTTTGCTCAAGCTCTAAACGAATATTTCCGTTCATAATAGTAATAGGTATAGCATCTAATTCTGCTTGTGCTCTCTCTATAGCTAAATCCCTTAATAGCTTTTCTGCTTCTTCTAATTCTCTAGCTCCTGACAATACAGTTTTCATCACCTCTATTCTCTCCCAATCAGCATCTGTATTGTCTACCTTTTCTTTTTTTACTTCTTTTTCAGCTTTTCCTAAAGCATTAAGCCTGTCAATTTCTTTTTGTATAGTGGTTATTAACTTATTTTTAGCTGTTTGCTGTTCTTCAGTTGTTGCTGCCATTTTATTGGCATCATCTAATTTCTTTTTCTGAATAGTTAATAAATCATTCTCCATTGCTTTTTCATCAGCAAGTCTTTGTTTTATTTGTTTTAGGTTTTCGGTTTCAAGCTCTAGCCTTGTTTCAAGTCTTTTAATAGCTTTATTAAGAGCTTTTTCTTCTTCTTCTGAAATCGTTTTTATGTTACCTACAAACTCCCCTAAATTAAGTGTAGATTGGTGTAATAGATTCCTCCTTTCTTGTATTTCACTCCTAATTAAGCCTATATTAATTTCTGCACCTTTCTTTGTATCTGCAAGTCTTTTGACCATAACTTTGTTCAAGTCCTCCTCTATTTTTTTAAGTCTAGCAGCTTGGTCAAGACTAACGTCCATAGTTTCGTTAAAATCTTCTGCTTCATCATTAGCAAATAAAAAATTAGAAGCCACTTCTGCTAATGCAATAACAAACAGTCCTAAACCTGTTTTGGCAATAGCAACCTTAAGACCTGTAAGACTTACAATAAATCTTTTTGTAGCTATAGTAGCAGTTCCTGTTGCTACCGAAACAGCAGTCACACCTGCTCTGTAAAGCCACATACCTGCAGTTAATGTTTTTAAAGCTAAAAAACCTGCAGCAAATCCTTTAGCAAGAGTAGCTATACCCTTAATTACTTTTGTTATAATTTCGCTATTCTCAGAAAGAACAGTAATAAATTTAGATACATTTTCTATGGCATTTTGAAATCCTTTTGCAAAGTCTTTCATTATAGATATAGATAGTCCTTGAACGGCAGAAGTAAACTTTAAAAAAGCACCCTGAAGTGTATCTCCAATGACTTTAGCCATTCTAGCAGACTCTCCATTAGCTTCGTTCATTTTATTTCTAAGTTGTTCTATCTTATCTACATTACTAAGCATTTGCTCAAAAGCAGCAGCTTGTCTTAAATCAACAACTCTTAGTATTTCAGCCATTCCACCACCTTCTTCTCTAAACTTTTGAAAGGCAGGTATCAACTCGTCTAAAGAGTGAATAGTACCACCAAATGCTTGTGATAAATCAGATGCAGGGTCTTGCATTTTAAGCAATATGTTTCTTAAAGATGTACCTGCAATAGAAGCTTCAATACCTGAATCTGCTAATTGAGACATAATAGCTGCAGTATCTTCAATAGAGAATCCTGCTTCTTTAGCAATAGGAGCAACTTTCGTCATAGACGTTTGCCACTTTTCAATATCCATAGCAGAATTACTGAAAGACACAGCCATTACATCTGTAACTCTTGCTGTTTGGTCAGCATCTAATCCAAATCCTCTAATAGCAGAACCTGCTACTGTTGCTGCTCTAGCCAAATCACTACCTGTTGCAGTTGCTAGATTAAGAGTAGGCTCAACTGCATTTTGTATCTCTTGTGCTGAAAAACCAAGCTTAGAGAAGTTTAACATAAGCTCTCCAACCTGAGTAGCAGTAAAGAATGTTGTTCTACCCAATTCTTCAGCAGTTTTAGTCAATGCTTTAAATTCTTGTTCAGTTGCTCCAGAAACAGCATTTACTTTAGCCATTACAAACTCAAATTCTGTAAACACACTTACTACAGAGCTTATAACTCTAGTAACAGCTCTAAAAGCACCAACTACAATTCCAATAGCCGCAGCTCCTTTGACAAACTGCTTTGCCATACCATTGTTAGCTTTTGTAACTTTTTTTGTTTCTTTTTCTGTTGTACTTAAGGTTTTGTTTAAATCTCTTAAGCTTTTAGATTTTGTTTTAATAGCTTTAGCATTTGCAATGTATTGCTTTTCTGCTTTCTTGGAGGTAAACTGACCTGTCTTAGCTTGTTTTTCAGATTCTCTTTGTTCTTTTCTTAAATCCTTTAACTCTTTTTTTAAATCAGCAACTTTTTTAATGTTTTTGATTTCTACCTCTATTGCTACTTTACTATTTAATGTCATATGTTTGTTCTAGCTTATTGTTAATTGAATCGCCTTACTTTTTCCTACCTCTCCTATCTCCTTGTCTATCTGTCTTAATATATCTTGTTCCATTGCTTCTTGCAACCCACTAGAATTAGCCATTTGAAACGCAGACTCTATAAAGAATTTTCTTCTTGATGATACTAGCTTACCCATAGGAGTAGGCAAACCACTTGTAGCTATCTCACTTACTATATGAGCCACTACATTATGTTTATGCTCTTTATTCTCAAAGCTAAATTGTTTTTCTTCTACCCATTTAGCAATCTCATTATAGCTAGGCTCAAATGGAGAAGAACCATTATTTACAATCCACATATATGGAGTATTATTCATCACATCCATTATTAAGCTTCCTCTAGCTTTATGAACTCTTGTAAAAAAACTTTCAGCCAAATTTCCTGAAGCAATATGTTTTTGAAACTCAAGTTCTTGTTGTAAAGCTAAAATATACTTTTGCCCTACCTTGTGCAGACTTTCTCTTATTATTTGTAAATCTTTAGCCATTATGTAATAGTTTCTCCCTCCTCAAGAGGTATTGATTGGTCATAAACTCTCCTTAATACTTTAGAAAATCCTATTCTTGGCATTTCAGCTATAACAGGTAAGCTATAGCTATTCTTTTCTTTAACCGATATAGATGATATTTTTACTTGAGAATCATTTACAGATGATGAGAAATCTATAAATAGTATATCACTTACGCTATAAGCTATAAAGTCAAGACTTATCTCACTTACAGGTAAATCATAACTTGTTACATCAGATTGAGTCAATACAGATGGAAACGTATTAGAATTATATAATCTTGAAATAGCAATAGTTCCTAATATATTTGCTTGATGAAAACTTATTTTAATATTATATTCTTTACCTATTATAAGTGTTTTTAGTTCTTGAAAAATTCCTGAATGAGAACTCACACCTGATGTTACTTTTGCGTTTATACCTATAATGTTGTTAGATGAAAATGGCTCAACCTCAGTAACAGAGGGATATATAGTCCCATCACTTCCGTATCTCTGCCAATTAGAGTTAGAGTAAGTAGGCATACTTGCTGAGGTTACTGCTTCAGTTGCATAATCTGCAGTTGAGGTGTCTATAGTTGTTGTGCTTAATGTACTAGACACAAAAGAATCTCCATATGAAAGGTATTCATTAGATAATATAGGTACAGATATAAAAACATCTAAACCTCTTTGTAAAGCCTGTCCATTATCATTTATTTGTCTATCCATTTTTTTTATTTAACTATTAAAACTTGTATCTACAGGAATATACCCTTTATCTAACCATAGCATAAGTTCAACTTTTGTTACTTCATTGTTATTTGGCTTGTAATCTATAATCCTGTTTATTCTATAGTAATAGCCATCAATATAAACTAATTTTCTTAAATCAAGATTTGTTATATCAGATAATTTTAAATTAACATAAATTGTTTTTATTCTAGGATTAGACTTTAATTGCTCAATCATAGCTTGGTAATATGTTTGATATAGCCCTTTGTAAGCAGTTGGAGTGCTTATAACATTATTAGTAGCATCGTAGCCACCTTGAGTTACACTAGCATAAGACAATGGCTGTCTAGGAGATGATATAAAAGTGGCATTATCTATACTATTAGCATAGCATAAGAATGGATTTATATTAGTCTGCGAAAGTCCTGGAATTATAACCGTTATATCAGAAGAACTCCAACCTTGTACTGCTGCAGTAAATCTTGAAGGTGATGATGTATTAAAAGTTGCACTTTTAACATAATTTACTAATCTAGGTAAAAAATTATATCCTTTATCAGGTCTACAGGCACTACCCTGTGTAGGCACAGCTCCTGACTCGCAAAGACCCCAAAGATTTGCTCTGTATGGTGTTTGCAGTACAGTTGCAGAACCTGCAAAGGTTTGGCCATCTCTTGAGTTGTAAGAACCTGCAAAAAATGGGTTTTCAAAAACACTTTTACCTACTTCAAATTCACTGCTTAAAAACTCTCTGTATGGATATTCATCTAGTATTCCGTCCCAATATGTTAAACCTCTATGCTCTACTACCTTATCATTAGAATCTGTTTTGTACTTAAATATTATTTCTCTTTTTAAGTCTGATTGAATCCATTTATCCTCTTGACTTAGGGATTGGTCTACCTTATAAGTCCAATCTATTGCTTCGTTTTGATTCTTGTAAAAATCATTATATGGCTCTATATAAACAGCTCTTGAAACTGTATCTGTTGTAAATTGAAGATTAAAAGCGTGGATAATACCTCTTAAGAATCCTAATTGTGTGCTTTCATTGTCTATAACATTTTTCAAGTCAAATGTCTGTCCGTACTCAACATTTTCTCCCTTATGAACTATAGAAATATTTCCATTAGAGCCTGACGTTCCTCCTGTTGGTATACCTGTTACCCCTGTTCCTCCATATAAATAGTTTTCCCAACCTATAGTTCTGCTACCACTATTTCCGTGACCCATCTTATAAGATAGTCTAAATCTAATAGTATCATTTTTATTTAACCATTGGTTTTCTATTTGCAAATCTTCAAAGTCATATGGCTTGTCAGCTACAGGAGGAGCAGGACAAGAATAATATATTCTTCCATTGTCATCAGGAAGTCCATAAGCATTTCCTATATTGTTCCAACTTTGCTGACCTGCAGTTCTTACTTCGCATTTTATTCTAATGTAATCAACTTCATTCCTGTCAGATGTTCCTGCACAAACAGAATCTAGCCAACCCCCAATACTACTCACATTTATATCATAAAAACCATATTCTTGTATTGTAAAATACCCTGAACTATCACTATACATTGAGGAAGGGTCGTCAACAACAAAACTATTTGTTCCTGAAACTCCATTACCATTCCATTTAATTACAAATGAAGGCCAATAATCTTGAGTTGCAAGTATTGAGGGTGTAGTATAAGGAAAGCTTCCAACATATGCTTTATCTGAAAAAGAACCATAAAAACTATTTTCAGCTATTCTTTGTGTTACGTTATTGTGTTTAAAGTTAGGAAGTAGCATTGTTATTCCCTTAAAAAAATCACTTTCAATAAATGTAGATACAATAGTATAGTTCTCTTGATTGAATAATTGCTTTATAATGTCATAGACAAATATAGCAGGTCTAAAATCCATACTAGGTATTGGAGTTGGATATTCATCTCCATTATCGAACCAACCACTATACCCTATATTACCTGAATTTCCTGTTCCTAAAGCGTCCCACTTAGTTTTAAGTAGTTGTAATGTCCCATCAGAACCTCCTTCATTATTTTCTCCATAACCTACAATAGGATAAACTATAGGCTTATCACTTGCCGCTTGACTTCCTCCGTAAGGAGTCTTGTAAACTGCATTATCTACGTCCCAAGTAGAAATTATAGAATCTCTGTTTGCTTGTAATCCAATACCTGTACCTGCTCCTTTGCTATTAAGATTATCCCAACCACTCCCATCTTCAACACTATTTACACTCAAGTCTTTTAATAGTTTATTATCTAATGCTGATGCCCAATCAACATTATTACCATAAAACACACAAGAATAATATAATGGCTCAGTAGATTTTCCAACAGCAGTTAATTGAAGAAGCCCTACTATACTTAAAGATTCGTCTACCTCTATTCTGCATTGTTTTTGATTTGAGATTGTATTTGTTTCTATATAAGAGCCTTCAACGTAAGATGACTTTAGGATTTTGTTATTGTTTTTAGTTGCAGGTATTTTAAATGTCTTGCTGTAAGTACCTGTTCTTGAGTTTAAATTCCTAACATCTGCTACTGAAAAACTCATAGCTAAAGGGAATTCATCTGAGTCTCCAACGTCTAAATCTCCAATAACACTTTCGTCCCAATTAATAACTCCTGCTGATACATACTTATAGTCTAGTAACTGTATTTTAATCATTTTAATTCCTTTGTGTTATAATCCCTTGAGATTCAGTATATTCAATATTATACATTACTAATCCATTTTCTTGGTCTAAAGACACAATTTCTGAGTTAGTCAATATGACAGGTTTGTATATTGATGTTCCAGGCCTTAAGTAAGAATTTAGATTATTCATAAGATATGCCTCATCCATCTCATAATTTTCTTGGTCAGAACTATCAGTTTTTTGTTCTATCCAAACATTTGGAGATTGAAATATTTCCCTAAGCCATTTAGCTTCTACATTATTCAATGGCTCTGTATAAACACTATTATTCACCTTAGCATCAGAGCTTAATACCTCAGTTCCACCTCTATAAGTATCATACCCTCTCATTGTATCACTATAATATTCTGAATTTGCTAATGAAGCTCCTGCTGAATCAACATTATCCTGCATATATCTTTTGTTAGGCAATTTTGTTTCCATTAAAGATTTGCTAATGCTTATCGATTCCATCACATTTCTTCTTGCTGTATATGAGTCTATACCTCCTGCAGTGTTAAGCCAATGAAATCTAACATTTTCATATACTGATTTTTGTTCTTCATCATTGATAGAGTACCAATACACATTAGAGTGTCTTATGTTTACCCAATCATTTGGAGCAGGATTATTTGCATTATAAAACCCTCTAACATAAACCCTGTAATATGCTGTATTAGAAGTTATTGGAGTTCTAGCAGTTACATAAGGATAATCAGATTCTTGAGGAGCATAAGCGTGAGAATTTATATATGCAGGAGAAACATTTTGAACACATAATTGCTCTTGTGTATGAGCAAATGTAGTTGCATTTTCTTTCTGAAAGTTATGAGATATATCTGAACAAATAGCAGTGGTACCTAAAGAGTTTTCCCATTCAGAACCTAAAACAAAATCTAATCCTTGACTTCCATCTTTGTTATATGCTCTGCCATAAACCTCGTATAGATTATAATAGTCAGTATCATCATTACCATTATAGCTAGTCCTTACAAAGAATTGCAGAAACTCTGCTTCATCTGAAATACTAACACTTTTTTTATATAAAGGCACTGAAACTGTATTAAGAGTAGAATTAGGACAATTTGTTAATGCCCTTCTTTGATTACTTTGAGTAGCAGTCCATTGTTGTAAAGTAAAAACCTGATTGTAGTATGATTTTAAATTAATAGACGGTGCAGAATTTATAACTCTTACATGAGGTGCAGATGATATTGTAGTAGATGACAATTCTATAGCACCTGTAGTTCCTAGCATTTCAACTTCAGCCCTAACTCTAATAGCTCTGTATGCTCCATTTCTAGTTACATTATATGGGCTAACTGTTTCAGTTATATTGTCTTGCTTTTGAGCACCACCATTCATACCTCCATACTCTTGATTCTGCCAAGAACCCTTATTTATAGGCACTAAAGAGTAAGATAATTGGTCTGCAACTATTCTTGAGATATCAACAGTAAACCTCTGAGAAGCAGATACAGAAGAATTTACTATATTATTATTTGGTATGTCCCTAGATTTTTTAATTTGACCGATTAAGTCCCAATCAGCAGAAGCAGCAGGAGTAGGATAATCAGTAGTCGCATAAATTTTAAATATAACATTAACAACATCTTTATATACAGATGGAACATACATTTCATCTACACCTGTAGATGTCCACATAGCTTGATATATCATTGGCTCATTTGCACAAACTAAGTAATTTCCATTAAATCTTCTTTGTTGGTTTTGCATTTCATAAGTATTGTCATTAAACCATAAAGGTAACTGACCCCATACTATGCTTCCATTTATTGCTGCCATATCTTAATATATTTTATATTTCTTATTCAAGTAGTCTACTACTTGAGCTGTTTCTGTATCTGTTAATTTTTTATCGTAAATTATGACCTCTTGAAAGTTACCGTCTAAATATTTAGCGTCTATTTCTGTAGGAGGTATACGTCCATCAGAGGTTCTTGTACAGCCAATTCTAAATTTGTTATTCTCAAAAGATGTATAGATGTTAAAAGCTCCTTCAGCGTGTGCTCCCTCAGAAACCTCTGAAGAACTATAATAATTAAGATGAACATTTTTAGATGTTTTTCTAAATACTCCAATATGATAATGTCCTAATTGAGTTTTTGATGACGCTTCAGAAACTACTGTCGTTCCGTCACTCATTTTTACTTCATAATAACCTCCAGAGTTAGTTCCCATTTCTAAAAGTGCACCTGTATCCATATCATAGTAGCCAAATACAGCATTATCTACTGCATTAATCTTACTTACCTCAAATATTGTAAATTGTGCGTTTACCTCTTGACTTGTAATAAAGTTATTGTCTGAAACTAAAGAATCGCTATCAAAAGTAAATTGTGTTTTATCTAAAGTGCCACCACCATAAGTATATCTTAAAGGCTGTAAAGTATTGTTTGTTTGTCCTGCTCCATTTGTATTTCCTGAGCCATCTCCTAAAACACTTACCTTTTTAGTAGGTATGCTAAATGTAGCGTTACTATCTGCTCTTAGCCAAGATGTCAATCCACTTATCTGATTAGGGTAATTTGACACAGGAGTAAAGCATTTGCTAAACACCTTCCAATTAAAATTCATTTTTATTTGTAGAAGTTGGTCATTAGCCACCTCTTTGTTTCTTTCTATTGTTAAACTGCCGTCAGTAAGGTATGATATTGTCGTACTACCTGCTTGTTTGCCTATATATGATTTTAAGAACATATCTAGCCATTCGTTAGCTAAATCTTGTAAATTATCCCATCTCTGCTCAATACTTTCGTTTTGCTGTTGTGTTCTGTTGTATAAATCTGAAAAATAAACTTCAAAAGCGTATTCTTCCCAACCATTTCTTGGTGTTACCTCAGGATATACTGAATCAGGAGGTGTTATAAGTAATGATGGGTATCTAGTGTTATGATTATCGTTAAACTCATCTGTATATCCAAAGAACTTATCTCCATAAGTCCATTTATTCTTCATTGTTGCTACTATATCTGTTAATCTTATTATTGCCATTACATTATTTTGTTTGGATTATGTATTTTCTCTTGTACTTTGTTCTCATAAGTGTTTTTTGCTGTTATCCAACTTAAATATGTAAGAACATTGTACAGATTAGTGTATTTAACGCTGTCTATGGCGTTTTTACCACTAATATTGAATACTTGCTTCTCTGCCAACATATAAAGGCTGTTAAGCCACCCAAATGGCTTTATATAAGTTCTGTATAGTCCTTTTGTATTCACTGCTCCTGTACTTGTTGTTGTTTCCCCAAAAACGAAGGGGTAAGTTTCACTAATTTTTCGGTTTGCAGAGTCAAAAAAAAACTGAACTCCCAAATGATGTCCATTGTAAGTCCTCTAAACTTTTCTGTTTTTTGAGATATAACATCATCATCATATTCTTCGTCTAGCCTTCTGCATAGTATAGCCATTTGTTCAGGTAGAACGTCAAACCTTCCATTTTCCATATCTTTTATATACATATCTAGCTGAGTAGACTCTATAAAGTCGCCATATGTTGATTTTCTAAAGTATTCTGATGGAAAGTAGTATGTTGAACCTTCAAATTCAAAAGACCTAAGTCCTTTTGGCTTGTATTCCTCTGTTAAAGTGTTTACTAAGGACAAAACCTTGTTTACTTGGTTTATATCTACCCAAGAAGTCTCCTCTTTGGTTAGTCCTGTGATATAGCTAAATATATCTGAGTTCATTTTCACAGTTTGAGCATCTGTAAGCTTTATATCTTTAGTAATATCTGAAAGTAAGTCCTTTTTAAGAAGGTCGTGCTTTTGACTCTCCTTGTTTTCTACATCTTTAGTTGCTTCTGTGTAGTGTTTTTTTATAATAGTAGATAGCTCACCCCAATATTTTACAGTTATGTCTTTCCATTCAACAGGAATGACAACATCTCTATCAATATTCTGGCTTTTAATATTAATTGTTATGCTCATTGATTTTATTTAAGTTAGTTAGTATCTCCTTCTGTATATTTTCTTTAATATTTATATCTTCAAGTATATCTGTAGTTTCTCCTATGAAGTCAACTGTTCTTTCAAATAAATTTTCAGACAATGCGTCCATAAAGTCATTATTTTTCTTATTTCTAAGTCCTGAAATGAATCCAATGCAAGAATAAAGTATCAAATTTGGAGTCATATAAGCCCATTCAGTCCTTCTGCTAGATGTTTTGACTATTTTGTTAAAAGCATTTGTGTAATCTACAATATTTTCTAATACCTCGTTAAAATCTAAGAATTTTTTAGCATCATAATCTTCAGTAGCCTTATAGACTGTTTTTTGAACAAAACTTATATACTTTTTGAGTATATCTTCGTGATTTTGGTTCAGACTATTAAGTTTCATAAAGATTTTCTTATTATTTCGCAATTATATGGATTTTTTTTATATTGTACTAGAAGTTTTTAGAAGTTAAGAAAAATAAACTATTTTACTGCCATTCCACATATTTTTATTTATAGCCATTACTAAACAATCTACCATATCGTCGTGTTTAGCAGAGGGAAACCTCACTAACTGCTGAATAAATTCTTCGTTCCATTTCCCATTGAGTAAACTTACTCTACCTGATTCTAAAGACGCAGAGATATCTTGTACTCTAGCTACTTTGTCTTTAGATGGTGGTTTATCTTCTCTTACATTTAGCCCTGTTTCTTTTTTTAGTGTCTGTACTATTGATTTTCCTGATGCTTTAGGCTCTACATATATCCTGCTTCTATTTGTATAGCCATTTTTAGTTACCCATTGTGTTATAAACCTTACTAAATCAGGAAATTCTTTATATACGTTAACACAATCTATGATTTGCCATTTATTATCTTTAAATATATAAGCTAGTAGTGCTGATGGGTCATTTTTTTCATTTGCAGTATATGCAGGGTCTATAACAAAATCAACTGTTACTTGCTCTCCAATGTCTATCATTTTGAATTGGTCTATTTTAAGCCACTCAGCTTTTATCATTCCTGAGTTTAGAGGTGTAGGTGTTTGCATAAGCTGACCTGCGTATCCATAACTACCTAAAGCTTGTTTATAGTCATCAAGAATTGACTTACTAAACCTATCTGTCCAAAACAAGCCATCTTCATCATAATATTTCTCTAATTTTTTTGGTTTAATGTCATCTGATAGCTCTGCAGGTATGCAAATGTGTTGATGCTTGAGTCTACTTTCGTCTCCATACAATAAAAATCCACTTAAATCGTTATCGTGTATTCTTTGCATAATAACTATCCTAATTCCTGTGAGTGGGTTATTAAGTCTTGAGTAGAATGTTGTTCTATACCATTCATTAGCATTTTCTCTTTCTATTTCTGAAGCTGCGTGTTGAGGTGATACAGGGTCATCTACAATTAAGAAATCTCCCCCTTGTCCTGTAACAGTACCACCAACAGATGTTGCTCTTCTTACTCCTAAAAAGTTATTTTCGTATCTTGATTTTAGATTTTGGTCTTTTTTGATGTGAAAAATATCTCCCCATCTATTTGCAAACCATTCTGAGTTTATTATATCTCTACTTCTTGTAGAGTGTTCTATTGAAAGGTCTGCAGAGTATGATGCTGTTATGAATCTGAACTTAGGATTCTTTATCCAAGCCCATACAGGGAACATAACTGTAACTAATAGTGATTTTGTAGAACGAAAGGGTATATTTATAACAATATCTTTCGTTTTAGGTTTATTGGCAATTATTCTTTCTGCTTCTTCTTGTAAAATATCACATAGATATTTATGATGCCAATTAGTAGATAGCTCAATAGAAGGTTCAACAACGTGCCAGGCCTTTTTAAAAAATTCATAAAATGATAATTCGCATAACTTCTTTTCTAATGCAAATCTAAGTGCTTCATCAGTTGCTTTCAATGTCATCAAGTTTTGCTCTTAGCTCCTCAATGCTTACATCATCATTCAACTCAATTTTTACTTTCTTAGTTGTGTTATCGTTAATTTCAGAAGATGATAATTTTGGAACTGTATAGTTAAGTAGTTTTGAAACTGCATTTATATATGCTTCAGGATTTTGGTCAAATAATTTATCTAATGCCATTCTGATTTTAGTAGAATGACCTTCTAGTGCCCAAGTCAAAGCATTTCTGCTAATTTTATTTACTACTACATTATTTTTTTCTCCTTTCTTTCTTCCTTCTGTATTTATTTTACCACCATTTGGAAAATATTTTTCAGAAGTTTCTTTATATGGGTTAAGTTTATTAAGATTACTTTCTCTAAGTTTATGTCTCTTATCTTCACTCATATTATAGTTCTTTTATTTTATTTACTAGCTCATCAACTAATCCATCTAGCTCTTTATCTAGTTGAGATTTCTCTTTATCTATTTGTGCTAATTTTTTTATAGCCCATTCAACACCACTTGTTCCTCCCCAAGCGTCCCACATTATACCTCCACAACCTTCATCATATGGTACGTCTTTATGTTGCTGATGTCTTTTGAAACTTGCCATTCTAGCTATAGTATCTCTTGATAGTTTTTCTCTACGAGCTAATTGTCCTGCTCTTGTCCAACCTACGTTAGTACCACAGCTACTACCATTTTCTTCTTTATATTTTATTGCCCTCTTAGCATTATTAGTTGCTGACTGAGGGTAGTCATTGTAAGTTGCCATTATAATCTTTTTATAGAGTCCGTAAGCTTATCTATATATTCATCTAACTCACTATTCAAAAGTGATTCTGTAAGGTCTGAATATTCTCTTTCCATTTCTTCTGCATCAACTTCTTCAGGAGTATAAGTAAATTTAATTACCATCTCTTTACCATCTTCTTCAAGATGGATTATAACCTCTCCATTAGTATGGAGCTCCTCCATTTGTTCTTGAGTAAAGTTCATAGTATAATCTACATCTGCTTCGTGATTATATGCATCTTTATTATCTAATTGACATTCTTCAAGAGTATCGTATCTACACTCTCCTGTCTCTCCCCATTTATATTTTCCTTCTTCACATTCCTCGCAAGGCATAACTTTTCTTTTTTTACAAATTAAACAAAATATATTTTATATCCTACGAAGTTTACAGAAAATTTATTAACCTTTCTTTCTTCATATCTTTATCTTTATCTTTTACCTTATCTTTAGGAGTATAGTATACCCTATACATACCCTATCTATATGAAATTGAATTAAATCCCATTTCAAAATTTTTTATAATTTTTTTTTGCTTCCAAAAACTTCTGAATATTTAATTTTTTTTACTATACCTTTACTTCCTATAGAATATACTGTTGCTCATATCGCAACTAGCATATTTGATAACCTTCTAAACAAAATATACACTATGTTTAAATTTACATTTGGAAAACTTACAATACAACTTCTTCCTCCTAAAATAACTTGGAAACTTTAATTATGAAATTGGATTTGAAATACTTCTATGTATGTGTGGAGTCTTAAGAATAGCTTTTTCCCAAATCGACGGAATTTGCATTTTTAACCCATTTTTCAGATTAAAGAATGAGAAAAACAACTTTTTTTTATAAATATTTACTTTTAAAATCTTTTTTATAACTTTTTATTGAAAAACTTGCGTAAAAGAAGGAAAAAAGCAGATAATTAAAAGGTTTTTATTAAAATTATTTCAACTATCTGCAATTTTTTTAAGTTAACAACAAACTAAAAAAAGTATAAATAAAATTGTTATTGTTAAATCGTTTAATGGTATCTTATCAAAGTTGTTAAAAGTGTTTTATCATTGGCGTTAATTTTAGTTAATAATTGATTTATTTTTTTTATCCGATATCTGACTCAACATGATAGTGTCCCGAATAGCTATTGTAGACTGCATTATCTA